AAAATACCTAAGTTTGAAGCACAAACAGAATGGGTTAAACCCACAGAATTTCCTGACCTACGCCAGGTCGATGAGATTGCAATTGATTTAGAAACAAAAGATCCTGATTTATTAAAGAAAGGATCTGGTTCTGTAATAGGTAATGGTGAAGTTATTGGTATCGCTGTTGCTACAAAACATTTTAAAGGTTACTTTCCTATTGCACATGAAGGTGGTGGTAACATGGATAGATCAAGAGTCATGTCTTGGTTAAAAGATATACTCGAAGCACCATCAACAAAAATTTTTCACAATGCAATCTATGACGTTTGTTGGTTGCGATCAATGGGACTAAAAATAAATGGTGACATAGCCTGCACCATGATAGCTGCAGCGTTGACCGATGAGAATAGATTCAGATACGATCTTAATAGTTTATCATGGCACTATCTTGGTTATGGTAAGAACGAGGCTGCACTTGCAGAAGCTGCAGAAGAGTGGGGCATAGATCCAAAATCAGAGATGTACAAATTACCTGCGATGCATGTTGGTGCATATGCAGAACGTGATGCTGAGGTTACGTTTGGACTTTGGCAAGAGATGAAAAAAGAAATAATTAATCAGGACCTAGAAGATATATTTGATCTAGAGTCTGATCTGTTTCATTGTCTGGTTGATATGAGATTCAAGGGTGTACGTGTAGATGTAGAACGTGCACATGAAATGAAAAAAGAATTGATAGCACAAGAACGTGATTTACTACATAAGATAAAAGGTGAGACTAACATTGATACACAGATCTGGGCAGCAAGATCTATTGCAAATGTATTTGATATGTTACGATTAGAATATCCACGTACAGAAAAAACTGCATCACCATCTTTTACAAAAAACTTTTTACAAGAACACAAACATCCAGTAGTAAGGATGATTGCACAAGCAAGAGAGATTAACAAAGCACATACAACATTTATAGATTCTATTTTAAGATACGAACATAAAGGTAGAATCCATGCTGAGATAAACCAACTCAGATCACAGACCGGGGGCACGGTTACTGGTAGATTCTCCTACCAGAATCCTAATCTTCAACAGATTCCTGCTAGAAACAAAGACCTTGGACCTAAGATAAGGTCATTATTTATACCCGAGGAGGGCCATAGATGGGGTGTATTTGACTATTCTCAGCAAGAGCCTAGGTTGGTAGTGCATTATGCATCTTTGTACAAATTACCGTCTGTATATGACGTTGTAGATGCCTATCAAAACGATGCTAGCTCAGACTTTCACCAGACTGTAGCTGATATGGCTGAGATACCTAGAACACAGGCTAAAACAATTAACTTAGGATTGTTCTACGGCATGGGTAAAGCAAAATTGCAAGCAGAATTAGGGGTAACAAAGGACAAAGCTGCTGACCTATTTAATACATATCATTCTCGTGTACCATTCGTAAAACAACTAATGGAGAAAGCATCTAACAGAGCACAGGATCGTGGACAGATACGTACCCTGTTGGGTAGACTATGCAGGTTTCATCTTTGGGAACCTAATCAGTTTGGTATGCACAAAGCATTGCCACACGAAGAAGCACTCAGAGAGCATGGACCGGGGATCAGGAGAGCTTACACATACAAAGCATTAAATAAATTAATTCAAGGATCTGCTGCTGACATGACTAAGAAAGCTATGTTGGAATTATACAAAGAAGGTATCGTACCTCATATACAAATACATGATGAACTAGATCTATCAATTGAAGATGACGCACAAGCTAAAAAAATTATTGAGATTATGGAAGAGGCTGTTACACTAGAAGTGCCCAATAAAGTTGACTACGAGTTCGGAAATAATTGGGGAGAGATAAATGGATAATATATATGGCTTACTTAAATGCAAACATACCAGTAACTTATGCACAAATAAGGAGAGAATATTTATATGACATGGAAAAACATAGGGGAGAAGTTGAAGACTGCATTATCTTTGGTCTTAGCGCTCTTACAGGTCGTGCTATCTTATGGCATGCACTTATGGAAAACGGCGCTGTATTTTATCGTCTCCCGATATCTGCCTTCATACAAAGAGGATTTAAGCCGGCCGATGTACCTAGGCGTAGACTTGACGAGTTGGAGTTATGGAATTGTTTTAGTTATTATCCTGCTGTTACTAGTTGGGATATTTTAGACGGACAAGCCGGTAAATACATAGGCAAAGATAAAAAATGGCACCCAGGTAAATATTTATTTACTGTTGATTTTGCCCACCCAGAGAGTAATATACTTGACACAGATCATTCTGAAATACCGCACGAACATAAGTGCGCTCACATAATTGCATTAGATGATGGTAATTATGCAGCACAACCTAACAATCGATGTATATGGGACATACCTTCTTTCACAGTGAAAGATAATATTCCTGATTGGAAAGTGCAAACTAACGAGTGGAATGTAGAAGATAGTAGTCAGTGGAGAACAGAAGACACTGATAAATTTTTTTACGAAATTGAGGAAAAGAAAAAATGAGTTTAAATATATGTATGGATTGTAAGTTTGAAAAGAAAAGATGTCAGTGTATTATTGAATCTATAATAACGGAGGAAAACATGATTAAAAAAATAAAAAATAAAATAAAGAGTATTTGGAATAAAATAATATCTTTGTTTATACCAAATAAACAGTAATGACTGGAGGTTGTTATGGACTACAGGTTCACAGCAATACTTATAATTTTGTTATGTTTATTAGCTTTTTGTGTAAGGCCAGTGAATCATACATCATTGAAAATAGAGACAAAAGATATTATACTGCCACCACCAAAACCGAAACATGAATAAAAAACCATTAAATATATCTGAAGAGGCTGCCGTGCAGATGCCTATGAAAACGGTTGCTAGTTTGATTGCACTCGTTGCAATTGGAACCTGGGCTTACTTTGGGTTGCATGAAACATTAAATAATCATGCTACAAAAATAGAGTTGATGCAAAAAGATTTAGAACAAAACTCAGAGTTTAGAATTAAATACCCACGTGGAGAGCTTGGTCAATCAAGTGGGGAGGCTGAATTATTTATGTTAGTAGAACACCTCGCAGGTGTTTTAGAAGAGGTAGATGCAGAGGTTAAGAGTATGAGAAACAATGCGGTTAATATAGAATTTTTAAAAGATAGAACAAAAAAACTTACAGAAGACGTAGAAAAATTAATTAGAAATGGTAACGGAGCACACTAATGGTTGAATTAGTTTTCGCATTGTTACTTATACAGGACCATAAAATTATAGAACATCGTTATCACGAGTCATTATCTCAATGTATGAAGGCTAAACGTTATGCTATGAAGGACAAGAGTAGCAAAGATAGAGTTGTCTACAAATGTATAAAATCTAAAGCAAACATAGAAATATATATGGGGGAGAAGAAAATTACTTCCTTAATTCTTGACTAAAAAAAATAACAAGATTGCTAAACAATTAAAGGATAGACGATATCATCAGCGTGTGGTAAAGTCTAAAAAAACTTATGACAGGAAAAAAGAACAAATTTATAAAATTTCACACAGAGATAGTTAATGGTATTTGCTCTGAGTGTGAAGAGTATACAATGTTAGTTGGTATTACTAGAAAGTTTTATAGATGTATGAGTTGTGGTTCTGATCTAGAACAACATGTAAATGGTAAAATAAGTTATTTACCTACAATCACAGCTAGAACACCTAAGTCGAAAGTAGAAGAATATTTTAATGGCGAAGAAGTCTAAAGGATTATACGCAAAAGTAGCTCACGAACCAGTCTTTCACAAGACAAGCATAGGTAGAAATCCTAGTAAAACCAAGATGAATAAGCACAAGCGTAGGTCGTATAAAAAATATCGTGGCCAGGGAAAATAGGGGTTGACATTATTTTCTGGGATATTATATTACATTTAGAAAGAGAGAAAACATATGAAAAAGAAAAGTAAAAAAGACGACAAAACATACAAGTTTATTATGAAGTACATGGATAAATTTGATTTGTTAATAAACCAAGCACAGAAAGAAAAAGACAAAGGTAACTTTGACTTTAGTATTCATGCTTTAACTGCTGCTATCATGAGGCATATAGTTATGAACAATGTTCAATACTATAATACTACTGATAAGATCAGAGAAACTATGCAACAGCTTTTAGATGATGAAGCTAATGCTAGATATATACAAGCTAAAGAAGAGCGTGAAAGGGCTCGACTTAATTAATGAAAGATAAGGTTATAAAACTTACACCGAAAGGTATATCTCAAAAACAATGGGCAAACTTATTGTTAGAGTTAAACCTTATGCGTAAGGCCTGGAAACCTTATGGTGTCGATATAAATATACAGGCACCAGGGCTCAGGAAAACAATACTATGGGGAACTAAAGTTGGTGGACAATTATCAGACCAAGATAGATAGGGCAGCTAACGATTATAATCGTACCAAAGATGAAAAGTATAAAAAACTTTGGTATAATTTAATCAGAAAGGTAGATAATGGAACTTATTATTCTAAACGACGGACTATACCAATTGATACCAGTAACTAAAGAAATATTGGATGGTATAGAACTGATAAGTGAAATTAGTTGTTTTGATCTTTGTGATATACTTAGATTAAAACTTACAGGCTATGTAGATGAATTAAATCTACATATTATGAACGATGGTAGTGGTTCTCTTATAGGTTGTATGTGTAGATAAAATTGATTCCGGTGAGTAGGCGTCTATACAAAAGCTTCGCGCTAAGTCACTAACGTTAGCTATAACCCGCAAGGGTAGCGACCAAAGCCGGCCGGTGTACAGTACAGTGCACACAGATCTGTACACCGCGTTATGGATTATGTTTCTTGCATTGGTGCGCAATAAAACTTTATAAATATTCTTTTTTCATTAACATCAGTAGGACCAATATTACTTAATTGTACTGTAGATTCTTTATATCCTGCATCCAAGCATGTGTATAAATCCTTATAAGATTCAGTATGTTCTATTGGTGGTAAACATGTTCCAGCCATACCTGAACAAAATATAAAAGTTAGAATAAATTTCATTGACACCTATTGTATTTTATGAGAATAATCCCATATTAATTTATATTAAGAAAGGAGTATAAAGTTTATGACTGACATAAGCAAATACAAAAACGTATCACTATCACATAAGACCTATGATCTTTTAGATCAGCTTAGAAAAAAGATGGTAGCGAATACAATATTAAGTAGATCACAGACAATAACTGTTTTGGTAAATGAGAAAGCGAGTAAGATGAATGGCCGACTCAAAAAAGAAAAATAAAGTTATCTGTCCTGTGTGTAAAGGAAATGGTTTTGTAAGAATTCCTTACAAACTAGCGAAAGAAGAGCAGCATGCCCAGTGTGGAATCTGCGAATCGGAAGGAGAAATAAATGCAGATGAAGTTGATAATATTTATATTGATTCTGATGGCATCCACAGCTTGCACTAAATTAGAGTTTGATGGTTTTGATCCTGCCACAACAACGGTAAGATGGATCATGAAGGGGGTAGATAATGGAAGATAAAATAGAATATCTTACGAATCAGAACGAACTTCTAAAAAAGAAACTTCGACAATTAACTGAGAAATATAATATAATGGAAGAAGAGTTTAATAGATTGTTAGAAGAGAATAATAATTTTAGAATGGTTCGTAACAAAGGAAAGGTGTTATGAGGTCGTCAACAGATATAGCATATATTGCAGGGCTTTTTGATGGTGAGGGTAGTATCTACTATGCACGTAGAATTGAAAAGAAAAAGAAACACACGGGCAAAGGTTATAGAACGTCCATGTCACAACGTATTAGTATGGAAATTACCATGACCGATGAGTCTGTGGTACGTTGGGTCCACGAAGTATTAGGATGCGGAACTGTTGTACGTAAACCTCGAAAAGGTTTACGTAAGGACGGAACTAAATATCTGATGCAGTACAAATGGCGATGCACATTCAGGGACGCGTATTACGTGTGTTGTCTACTTTTTCCCTACGCCCACACTAAGCTAGAAAAAATACAGAAAATTATAGAACATTACTCTACTCAACAATTTAGAATTATGAATGATAAAGTTGTAAGTCTTGAAGAGTATAAACAAGCGATGAGTCTAGAATGAAATTAAAATTTTATATATGGTTAATGGGTTGGACCGGTCAGATACATGCATGGGCATGGCGAAAGCAGGCTAATTTAATTAAGTATAAAGAATTAAAAGAAGAAGAGGATTATTTAAAGGAATTAAAAAAGAAATTATGAAACCTGACGAAAGATTATCTAGAAAAGTTTTAATTAGTCATTATTATTGGTGTCTTGAAAATGGTAGAGATGTATCCTGGTATTATAAATTAAAGAATAAATGACATTCGAATTTGGCATAGGTATGTTTGTCTATAATATGATATGCTTAGGTATTGGAGCAATCATAGCTTACTACGTAATTAAAAATAATAATGATTTGGAATAAAAAATTTATCTATCCGTCATCGAGTCGATCGTTGGTGGATGGTAAAAGACATTACGATATAGTTAACGAAAAATTACCGAGTGTTACGACTATATTACAAGCGACTCAGTCTGAAGAGAAACAGAAGAGCCTGGCCGCCTGGCGTGCTAGGATGGGTGCACAACGTGCGGACCGTGTAAAAGACATCGCAGCCCTACGGGGCACAAGCATGCACACGTATTTGGAAGGATACATCAAGGGTGAACGACATCTGGATCTTACAGCTCTGGGCAAGGAAGCAGGGCGCATGGCTGATGTGGTTATTCGATCAGGGCTCGGGGACCTGGGAGAGGTGTGGGGCACAGAGGTTACATTATACTACCCTGGGTTGTATGCTGGACAGACTGATGTTGTAGGAATTTATAACGGGCGCGAAAGTATAATAGACTTCAAGCAAACTAACAAGCCAAAACAAAGAGAATGGATTGATGACTATTTCACACAATTAGCAGCGTATGCTATGGCCCACAACACAATATATGGTACCAACATACAGCAAGGAGTAATCCTAATGTGTTCAAAAGATGGCTTCTTTCAGAAGTTTGAGGTGTCTGACAAGGAATTTCAAGGCTATATGCATTTGTTCTTGCAGAAAGTCGACTATTATTATGCAAATTGTACCAAGAATGAAAATAGCCAGGATACAAAAAATGATCAAAAAGTATAATGAATTCCAGTATAATTTGGCCATAAATCAATTGTATACACTTTTTCTTATAAAAATAAAAAATTTTTTTTATTTTTTTTTAAACCTAGGTACAATTGGTACAATTAAAAAAAGATAGTAATACCAATGGTTATTCGTTCATTTTTGTACCAAAGGTGCTTGGTACAATGAGGTACAATTGGTACAATTGTTAAAAAAGCTAGTAATACCAACGAAATAAGGGGTCGCGCGCGTGTTTTTAGTTTATTATTTATTAATTATAAATCCTGGGGTATACAGAAACCATGAGAAGAAATAAGAAATCTAAGTACAGACACGTTGTGATTAAGAAAAGAAAGTATTATTTCTATTCTATTACCTGGGTCGACATCACGGGCGATTCGGGGCATAGTACAGCCGAAGACTTTGCAAAGTTTAAACCTAGTGTAATGGTTACACAAGCTTATCTATTTAACAAAGACAAAAAGAATATTAGAACGTTTGCATCTTACGAAGAAGGTGATGAATTGTTTTCAGATCGTAATGTATTTCCAAGAGGATGTATATTGAAGATGGAAAAGATTAAGATTTAATTTTCTTTATAGCTATTTTATTCTTAACTATATTCATTAGTCTATCGTTCTGACTCTTAGCTTCTTCCGGTGTTATCTTGGCGTTCATGTTGAGTCTTCTCTCTATGAATCTACCATCAGCTTTCATAATTAATTCATGAGCCCTTATTGCATCAGAGTATTTGCCTTTCTTCCTTGCATCATCTCTGATCTGTCCTAGTGTAGCCTTTTGTCCAGGTAGATCCTGTTCATACTTTGAGTGCAATTCATTTTTCAACTCATCGTGTAGTGCTACTACCAGCGGATACCTATCTACGTTCATGAGTCTACTAGCATAATCTTTGGGGTCAGCATACCCTGCTAGCTTCGCTGCTTCTGTTTGGCTGCATGGATAGCCTTCATGACCATATACTAGGTACATTACAAACTTTTCTTGTTGTGCTGTCAATCTCTTTGGTACAGACATAATACTTGTAATATATCCCATAATTTGTATAAATCAATATCAGAAATATGATAGACGGAAAGACATTCAATCAAGGTTTGCAGAAGTTTATGAAAGCCGAAGTCACAAAAAATGCTAGGGTACAGATACAATTACCTAATGGAGAATTTTATGACATTGTTGGAATAAAACTTCTTGAAAATAAAATTATTGGTAGTAAAGAAACTCATAGACTGGTTTTATCTTGCCAAAAACCTACAGAAATTATGGGTAATCCTGTTAAAGTTTTGTAATTGGGCTGGACTGAATTATGCCTAACAAAACTATAGGATTAGAACGTGATTTATATAAAAAACTTAAGAGAGAAATTAAGACAATATCGTGGATTAGACTTGAAAACAGGGTCTTACTTGGGACTCCTGATCTATTGGCTTACTCTAGTAACGGCAACTTTTTCACACTGGAATTAAAGCGAACTAAATCCAGCAAAGTCCAGCTGTCCCCGCATCAAGTTTCATTTCACGCGAAACATACAAAAAATACTTATGTGCTTGTAGCTTGTGACCCTAAGCTTGGGAGTTATCGCTTGTACCCTGGTTCTC